TTAACACCGTTTTACTGTATCTTGGTATTTGCTGTTGCTTTTGTAATAGCGTTCGCGCTTGTGAGATTATGAATATCCGATTTAAAGATTTAATTTTAGAAGTAATTCATTTGAGCCCGATCAATCGCTCAAACGCTTCCTTCGCTTGCACTGGTACCACTGCATTCCCAAGTCGCTTAAGCCTGTCCAGTTGATAGGGAATCCCATTAACCATTCGACCCATAGCGGGTTCAGTTTCCCACCTACTTGCATCGAGAGAGAGCCGGGATTTTTTTTCGTATTGGATTTTGGGTCTGTCTTTCTCTGCATCCTGGTGAGGTATGTCTCGTACTTCTCGAAGGTCTCGTTTGCTCTTGGAGTAAGCCATAAGAAACCACCGCTCTCTTTTGTGCGGCGCTCCCACGTCGTAAGCGGAAATAGTATCCCATCTACAATCATACCCGCGACGGGCCAGTTCTTTAACCACTCGTTCGCCTCCACGGGTCCTAATAGCCGGGACGTTTTCCAGGAAGGCAAAGGGCGGCTTGATTTCGTCGATAAGCCTAAGTACCTCGAAGAAAAGCCCACTTCGCTTTCCCGCCAAGCCTGACCGGCTTCCGACAGAGCTAATGTCCTGGCAAGGGAATCCTGCGATGATAATGTCGATTGGGACATCGAAGCATTCGGCTCGAAGACTTGAGACGTCATCCCAGATAGGCGCGGGCTCAATACTTCCGTCAGCCATTCGTGATAATAGGACAGCCTGAGCGTGTCGGTCTGCCTCACAGTAAGCAATGGTTTTGACGTAATCTTTGAGGGCGAGGGTGTTTCCTCCGATACCGCTAAAAAGATCCAAGGCATTCAAGACGGTCTCCACTTAATTGCATTCCAATAAGATCTAATACATCAAACTCATGTGTTGACATAGTGGGTATAAGGATGAATCGCATACATTTATCAAGCATATTTCTCACCATTGAAATGTGTTGATTAAGTATGGCGGGCCGGTTCGGTGTCCATTTACCTATCCTCACTAAATATAGGCACCCGCTACATATTTGATTACTTAAATAAAACCGCTCGCACCGCGCAATCTTTTGCCTCTAGTAATTTGCGAAGTGCCACGGATTGTTCGGCATTAACCGGCGTCTTTTCTGCAATTACTTTTGCTAGTTCACCAAACGGCTTGCTGATTTCTTGCAAGTGCGCTGGTAAATGTTCGTAAGCAAAAAACTGCATGATGGGATTTTTCATGTGTCATTTTCAAAAACTCCATTTTTAATATTAGATCGAATGCTAAAACTTAGAATTCGCGATTTTAGCATTGGATGGAATGCTAAATTGGTGGAGCAAAAGGGCTGACTGTTCGGACGCTTGTACCACCGATGCCACCAGCCAGTACGATTAAAGCCTGTCTCTCTGACCACCGTAGCTTTTTCCCCAGAAATAAAAATATACCCGATTAGGTATAGGATCGATACCTTTTTAGGTATGGTGGCAGGGGTTGGACTTGCACCAACATAACCCTTTTTAGGGGGAACTACAGCGATCAACCTGTATGCCGTTCGTTTCACTCCGAGCACGCCCTGCCGTATTTCATTGCGTTTTCTTTTCTCACCCTCGGCCTCACATCTTCTATACCGCGGCTTGTAAAGTCCATTAGGCTATCCTTATTGCGTAGAAACACGATTCATAAGCACCAACATTATTTTCTACTGAGCCTGTACCCGTACCTGCACTATCCGTCTTTTTTATTCGCAATTTAACAATACCATTAGCAGACAAATCAATAATCTTTTCGGCTGAAAGGCAGCCAATAGCCTCATTCGAGGAAGCGGCCACAGTTTTCACATAAAAAACTCTGTATGTAGTTGAATATGCCGTGTTAGATCCATCAGTCATCACTACAGTAGTAAAGCCGCGATCGCCACTAGAAGATCCGGTATAGTATAGAGTGGTTAAACTGTAAAATACCCGCCAACGTCCGGGAGTTAGTGATAAAGACGCTCCTGTTATATCTGCGAAAGAAGTAGTTCCAGATGTCGTGGTGATAGTAGCTTCAATTTTTTCTCCGATATAACCAGCCGCCGGTGCAACTCCCGATATTGTGCCCGGCGCCGCACCCGCCTGATAAAGCCCGCTCTGCGTTGCAGTCGCAAGGCCGAAGCCTACGGCTTGGCCGGCGGCGGATTTTGTTACCACCCAATATGCAGCGGATGACGGCCAGGCGACTGTCGGACTGTCATCGTTAGCAAGCGCCATAAACTGCGCAAAAACAATAATACTCTGATTTGCCGAAGCGCCTGGACGCCATGAAACGCCTGCATTGTTGGTATTGGTTGTATTTAGAGAAGGCACAACCACGTCATTGCTTGCGCCAAGCTGCGCACCGTTAATTTCAAACCAGTTTACTTGGTCTTTTGATGCCCAAACTTGGATGCGGTCTGTTGGCTGAACCGGAGTTTGCCATGTAATAGTTTTTTCACGCGCTGCCGTTAACGCTCCGCCCATAAGTTGACCGGCAGGTCCGTAAACCGTGGTGCTTGCGTTTGCATCCCATGTACCGCTTACAGACGCATACTCAACACCATTATTCCCGAGGTTCACGGTGCCGGAACCAGCCCACTCCGCGATGGGGACTTTTGCGCGCCACGGTATTACATTTGTATTTGCAAAAGACGCGCTAGCATTATCTGGAACGGCTGAAACACCGGCTGAATGAAATCTAATACCAAAATATAAATTTGTTAAACTTGTTCCGGGAGAACTAAGAGTATATCCAGCGCCGGAGGACCCAGTATTAGTCGAGTACTCGCCAACTATGTTGGAGACTGAACTAGATGTTGCGGACGGCAATGCAAGATTGCTAGTGTTAATCGTATAGCCGGATGGAATAGAAACAGTTGCTAAAGCCGCCGTTACGGTTCCAGGATTAAAAGAACCGACAATTTCCATATCGGTGCCGACACGTCTCCAATAACCAACGCTATTACTCGTGGTTCCAAAACTTGCCGAATATGTCGGCGTATAACTCTGCCACGGTGTAACAACCGCACCCTGCGCCGTGACGCCGGGGCCAAATATCACGTCGTCAACATAAATATCGTAGGCGAGCGTTGTCGTAACAGCGCAGTGCATAATTAATCGGTAACTAGTGCCCGTCGCCGAGCTATCCCATGTGATACTGATCGCGCCTTTGTATTTAGACATCGATGTAACATTGGGCGTTATCAGCGTTGAATTTGTCACGTCGTAAACGTAGAAAACAAAATCACCTGCCACAAAATTCGTAGTGTTTGAATTAAGCAAAAGTTTGATTTGACCCTTTTGCGCGTACTGATACCCGCTCGGAACCGTCACGTCGATCGAAACACCCTCGCCCTGGCCGTTCGCAGCAGACTTGCTGATCTTAAGATCTGCGACGCCGTTAAGCGGCGTTGTTGTGTTACGCGCAATTGTAATGACGGTAGGCGATCCGCCCGTACCGTCGGCAGGCGTTGCCGCTGCGGCGTCCTTATAAGTATTCCAGCCGGTAATCGTCGCTTCCATATCCCAGGCTTTGGAACTAGTTTGGATATAGTTGACCGACCCAGCTCCTGATCCGCTCGATGCGCTACTCGTCGAGATAATGTTCCAGTTTGTGCCGTCGCACTGTAATTCATAGAAATCGTATTGAACGTTGAGGGACTTGGTAAGCTGACCATCGATTGTCTCCGAGTTCTCGCCGTCGATCGTAACCGCACCCGTACCAGAATCGACTTTCTTGATCGTGATAATGCGCTGCGAGTTATCGGCTGCGGTCGGCAGCGTGATCGTGCGCGTCGTGTTACCCGTCGAGACGAGAATCACGCGGTAGCCGTCTGTGTCGGTAATAACGTAATCAGTATTTGACTTTGTAACAGACGACGCGATTGCATCTTTAATTGCAGAGAAGTTACTATTTATTTCTGACGATCGCGCTTTTGTTGCGGGACTGAAGCTATTGGGTACTGTTGGCCAACTCATTTTATTTTATTTACCTCGTCGTAAATTTTGGCATTAAGATGCATGATGTGATCCATACACTCAGGAACATACTGAGGTCCGCAGTGCTTTGCCGCTTCCATAGTTTGCCGAGCAGTTTGCAAAAACTCGACGCATCGTTCTTCGTTCTTCTCCGCCATCATGATATAACAATTGTAAAGCATAAAATATAATTGGAAAACCCCCGGTCTCATTTTCTGCGCCTTGTCGATATAAGTCATCGCTTCGACCATCTCGCCGTAGCGCATTGCGACGTTGATCGCGAGATAAACGACTTCGACCGATTCGGGGCAAAATTCGATCGCCTTATCGAGCACGTTCTCCTTAATCCAAGGATAGCCCTTCGCATCAAACTCAGCGCGATGCATCTCGAAATAATTTAGCCACGCCGACGGAAAGTTGGCGTAGGCGTTGATCGCGTTCGTAAAATTGTCGGCTTTGCAGCGCGGCAGTGAATAGAAATCCCAAGCCGTTTTTATCGCCTTTAGGCAAGTGATCGTTCGATCGTAAAGTTTTGGAACGTCGACTTTGACGAGCGGATGCGACTTTCTCTTAATCAAATAAGTCGAATCATACATAAGATGATTCTCTTTAACGATCTCGCCGCCGAATTTTGCGATTAAGTACTCGACGTGCGCGCGATTCCAAACGTTGACGTGATTCGTGTGATAATAGTATTCGAGATCGATGCCGCTGCGACCGAAATCTTTTAACATTCCGAACCACATTGGCACGCTTAAATAAAGAACGCCGTCGTCTTTTAGTGCGTCGATATACGATTTCAATTCAATATCGGGATCAAAAATATGCTCTAAGCTTTTATATGACGCAATGAAGTCATATTTCTTCGACTTATCAAACTCAGGAATGCTTTCTATCCCATATTGATAGAGCGCGTTGGCGATAAAGCTTCGCGTCAACTCAACGCCTACGACGTCGCTGCAAGGTAGCATCTTCTTAAACCAAAACAGAAACGCACCGAATGCCGAGCCGATATCCGTGACGACGAGATCTTTGCGTCCAGCCTCGCGCCACTCTTTAATCAAGTCTTTTAAGAACTGAGCATGATATAGTGATTTAGCTTCGGCAGAATAGATATTACTCATGGTCGGAGCGCGTCGATACTCTTCTTTATAATATTCAAGAACTTCTTCCTTCTTCTTATAAAGATCGGGATACGTGACAAAACCGCACGAGCGACAGATCGACATATTCTCAGGCTTGACGCGATACTGATCGACGTTTTCCCACTGATCAACTGTTTCGCAAATTGGACAGCGCATTATTGGATACCTCGCATCGTCTTAGCCAGTGATTCTAACTCTTGACAATTCGCAGCGTGAAAGCAGTCGCGATAAGGAATGCCGTTCCATTTCTGAATGCCGTATATGTTGAAGTGTTTTTCTATTGTCTCCACTATTCCATTTCTAGCGAAGTCTCTGGCGGTGCGCACTCCTATCGTGTGATCCGAATAACCAAGATCCCCAAAATCTCTTAAAGGGATTTCTTTAAGGGTTTTATTGAGAAAAACGGCGACCTTCTTTGCATCTTGGAGATAATCACTCGCAACCATAATTGTTGCTGGGACATTCTCTGATTGCTTATAAGCCGCAACTATCAACTCTAACGGCAATGAAAAGATGTTGTTTTCATGCTGAAAGCAAGGATCAGATCCTAATCCTATGCCACAAGTCTGATTCGCCGACCACTTACGCAATCGACCTATCTGGGGGAGCTTTTCTCCGAAGTAAGAGAAAAATAACTCTGCTCCGAGACTTTCCGCGTAATCATAACACTCTTGATACTGCTCAAGTGTAAGCTGACATTGCTGATAAAACTCTAACGGCATCGAGCCGTATTTCACAACCTCGCTCGCTTCGATCATTTGCATCTTGACGAAATGAGCGCCGTGTTCGTAAGCTGCCTTAATTAGTTCTTTTGCCTTGTTTACGTCGCCGAAATGGTGATTGCCGATCTCTGCGATTAGTCCTTTAATTTTAGCCATAATTCAAAAACGCTCCTTAGTTAAAAATTTGTCGAAGTCGATTTGTAGATCTCTTTTTTCCTGCAAATAATTGTCGCTGTATTTGTTTACGTTTCTACTGTCGTAAAGAGGATTAGGGTTATCGTCTCGATAAATCATTTTGAGCGTGTTTTCAATTGATTTAATCCAGCGGCAGAAAGTAACCGACAGACCCTCGTTGACGATATTCTTTTTAACGGCGTTATCCATCCCGACTTGAAGTCGTCGCATCATGTCAGTGAGTGAGTGAACGTCTTTTTTGCGATAGCAGTCGCCCAGGTATTTATTCCACGCCTTCCCGTCGTATTGCGCATATAGCTTGATCACGTCGATTGCTTGTATCTTCGCTCGCTTCACTTCTTTGCTCCTGTATCGACCAAACGATCTCCTAGAATGCCCTTTTTGATCTTAGATAGTATCGACTGACGCTCTTGCGACTTGCTCTTAGAAAGCGATCCCTCGCGCTGGGTATAATGAAACGTCGGCGTATCGTAATACTGAATATTGAGACGCATATTCATAGCTCGTTGATGGAAATCCATACCGTCGAAGTGCTTCAGACCGTCCGTGAAGCGAATATATTCGAGCGCCTTTCTTCGCATCATAGCGCCGCCAGCGTGATGCATCCGATCACCTTGCATGATTTTTTTGTCTTGATAATAAGACGGATAGAGAATGTCGCAGCCGGTTCGATCCATAAAATCAACCATGTCGGCGATCGCCTTCTCGTCGACAAGATAATCGTCGACGTCGAGACGCATAACATAGCGTCCCTGCGCGCGCGCGATGCAGCGATTAGAAGACGACGCGAGACCCATGTTCTTAGAGTGACCGAAGATTAAAGACTTCGACAGCCATTCGGGACAATTGCACAAAGCGTACTGTTTTATCGTCTCGCTGTTATGAAGCATCCGCGCCGACCCGTCGTCGCAAATAAGATGCTCCCAGTTCTTGCGAGTTTGATTTGCTATCGAGAGAATATTTTGATCGATTAGATCGACGTCGTTATGGACGCAGGTGTAAATAGTGACGTCGACACCGCGACCAACTTCCCGCGAAGCATAGCGGCTTACAATGTCGTCGATATTGACGTGGTGTCCAAACTTCTCGACAATCTCTTTAATCAAATCTAGATCGGTAATTTCGTCGATCAAAAGATTCAAGCGACTGTCGGGAAATCTCCACTTCATGATCGCGCGGTCATTATAAAATGAGCGAACATTGAATTTACGCCGAGCGAATAGGTCTACGACGTAGGTAATATGCTCGACTGGAGTGTCGCCCATCTTCTCGACGCAATGATCTAAAACGTCGCGTGTAAAGATCTCGAATCCTGTTCCCTGAATGAAGTTGTTCGAATAAATATAATCGAGCGAATAAGAAAGCATCATGTCGAAGAAATTGTTTATCAAGCCGCCGTCTACGAATATCTTATCGTGGGTAACGCGCACAATGTTTTGAATATCAAATTCATGCGCTGCGTCAGCTATGCGCTTCATGACGTTATGCTTATCGCCGCCAAATACGGGGATATGCTCCATATCCTGAAAGTTTAGCATTTGTTCGTATTCGCGTTTTTCTGATTCCGGAACGGCGACGACGATGGGGATGTTGATCGCTTTCTGGAGTCTGTCGATTAGATAATATAAGATCGGCTTTCCTTGAATTGTCTCAAAAACTTTACGCGGGTAACGCTTACTCTCCAGACGTGAGGCTATAATGATACCCAGTTCAGACATAAAAAAAGCCCTCTTTTTTTTTGCAAAGTGATTTAGTTTTCACATTGAATCAAAAAGAGGACTTTCGTCAATTAAAATAAACTATGAATCAAACGCAGGAACGTAGCCTTTAAACGTCTCGAAGCTTGAGCAGTTCTTGCAAGGATCGGACTTAAAAGCTTCGCCAGAAATGAGATCAGATCTTAAACGCTTCGCTTTCTCGCAATTGAAAATCTCTCGCAGAGACATTGAGCGAATATTACCAAGAGCAAGATCGCCTTTAATATCGGGACAGCAAGGCATAGCAGTACCATCCCAATCGAAAATAAGGCGAGCATGAGCCTGTATACAACTTTGTCGCTCGCTGAAATCACGCTCTTTATGCTTGATCTGAGACAGATCTTTATTGACCCGACCTTCGACCATATCACGGATAGAGACTTGCGCGGTTGGCCAGCGTTTGCGACATTCGCCTTCCAGATCTTCGTCGGCGTTTTTCGATGTTCGCACGGCTTGGATGACAAGCTGGGTTTCCCGACCAGGCCAGTTATAAAACTTGTCAATGTTCGCAGTCGTAAGAGCATGATCACCGCCCGCGCGTTGAGTCTCAAAAACATCTTTTCTAAAGCTGTCATAGCTGACTTTCACCTTTGTTTGATTCGCGAGACCACGAAAAATGTCGTCACGATCGTTTGCAAATTTGAAATTTGAATTCGTCAAGCGATCAATAAATATCTCATTGATCGCGAGATCTTTTACAAGAGATGTCATTGTCTCAAAATGTGGATTTAAAGTTGATTCGCCGCGCCAGTTCGTTTTTACGCTGCGAACGTTGACTTCGTAGGCAGCAAGAATGATCTCGCGAAACGTTTCAGGCCTCATCCATTTTTGCTTAAAAGGTAAATTTGCCTTATCTGCGTGGTAGCAATTGTGAGTTGCAAATCCGGCACCGTAGAACGTTCTTGTCGATGTGGTTATATCGACCAAACTCTGTTCACCTAAAGGCTCAATTGAAACAATGGTAGCTTTTTTATGCGTTACCGATTCATCGTGCCAAAAATCTTGTTTGCGTTTTATTGCGCAGTTAGTAAGGCCAAAGAATCGAATTTTCTCCCATTTGCCGCCGAGAAGTCGAACGCCTGATTCCTCCCGAACCGATTCAAAACCAAGGTTCGATAAATAAAGAATCGTCCGATCACAAACATCATTCTCTTGCTTTTGAGAAATTCTAAGACACCCGCCGCCCGTTGATCCCTCGGCGTCGAATATTCCTGCTAAATATCCTTTCTCATAAGATGCTTGGTCTAGTATATCCTGTTCAAAAATAAATGAGAAAAGATCGCCCACGCTTTTCGCGCTGCGAATCTCGATTTTGTGAATGTCCCGGTAACCATCGTTTGATTTTGTAAAATCTTTTATTCCTGGATTTTGTATGCCCAAAATGCGGAAATATTTCAAAATGCGATCGAGCGGCTCGTTATCAATTAAAGCAATACGCCACCATATTTGGCGGCGAGAATCGTTCGCGTTGCCAGTTGCTCCCTCTAAGGGTTTCCATCGCGCAGTGCCGTCGCCAATTGTCATAGCTTCTAAATATCCGCGCATGTAATCGAGCGAATCAATATCGACCACTTCCCAAGGCTCAACTCCAAAAAGAATATTTCGACCCGGTTTTAAGTTTCTTGCCTCAGCCCATCGCCCAGTTCCATCGAGAAACTTATGATCTAGCGAGCAAGTAATATCGCCATGAGTAGTCGAGATAAGGACCGCCTCTTTCTTCGTATTCCATACCTTTTCGATGATGGATGGTTTCATCTTTCGATTGGTATTCTTGCCGCCGTCTGGGTTAAATTCGTCAAATCCGACAATTGAATCGCCTTCTTTAAGATCTGCGATCGCTTTCCATTTCATATCTGACATTAAGACGGGCGTGGCTGGATCGAGGCAGTAAGTACAAGCCATATTGCACACGCTCGACAGCTCAAGAGAAATATCTATGGGCGCGCTTCGATTTGCACCGACCGAATTTAGATAATCCAGCCGATACTGCTGATATAAAGTTTTCTGATGTGACATTAAATCTCCCTGCAAATAAATTTAGTTTCTAAATTGTCAAGATCAATTTCAATTGATACTACACTATGGGCGACACTATTCAACGAAATTGATTGCGCGCTTGTTCCCGCCCACATTAATTCCGTGTCCCAGTTGTTTATATCCCAAAGTGATTGCAGACCTTCGACTGTCGACGAATCGTAGGTAATATTGACGCGATCAAATAGCGTGAGATGCGGCACAAGCGTTGACGTAAACTCGATTTGTCGCTTTGGAACAGACACATAATCGTAAATTTCCGAAACAATGTCCGTTACAATTTGTGCCGTGATCGATGCAACTGTCGATGTATTCCCGACCAAATGCTGTATTTCAAGCAATTTGCTGCCGTAATTCCACGACGTATTACTGGAGTTAACGTCAAAAGTTGTTTCTGTTTGATACCGTATCCAGCCAGGCACAATGGCGGAACCATTATAAATCGTTACCATTAAGCGGGAATAGTAATTGTCGAAGTCGACGCCGTAGGAGTGGATTCTTTTTATTACGTTTTCACCGTCTGATAACATCGCAAGAGGACCTCCCGCAAAGTGGAACGCTGTCGTGCTGAGCGGAGTTTTATCTTTAAGAACAAACTTTCCGGTTCTGTCGATATAAGCGATCTTATTGTAAATCTGACAAGCGTTTTGAAGATAGTCCCAAACACTAAGATCGTCCGATATATCTGTCGTTCGATCCTCGTATTTCAATGGAAGATAGCCGCTTATCGTTGGTGTTGCGCCAATATCCCAATGCGACGTCGTATTATTAAAGAACGGACGATAAATATAAACGCCGTCTTTAATTCCGTCGCGCAAATAAGTCGTTACATAACTATCGAGCGGAATAAAGTCAGACGCCGTTTCGACGATCGGATAAGGAAAAGGAATGCTCGTATCTAAGCTAAAAACTGTATCTTTAAATATTCTTGTCAGAGGCTCTAATGGAATGGTGACTTCATTGCTTTCTGAAAATCTAATATTACCTGCCATTACACCGACGAAAACGGTAGGATCACTCGGATAAACTGCATTACGCCAAACGAGATCCGTGCCGCGATACTGCAAATAATAACCGCATTCGATTTTAACAAGCGTGCGTTGCTGATCGGCGTATCCGTACCAGAGCGACGCCTCGCTCGTATTCGCGTTGAATTTTCCGTCAGAGTTATCGACGATGATATTGGTTCCAGAAATGTTCAAAGAGCCATAACGATCTATATCAGCCTCACTAATAACAGAACCCCATCGCACAACGGAATCGGTGATCTCTTGCCAGCTTGATTCAAAAAGACCGTCCGAAAGCTGTTTGCGCTTGATATAAGCGCGACGAAAAACGCGCGAGCTATTACTACCGCATAGCGCTTCAATGCTCGATGTCAATGTACTGTAATTCGTTATGACACTCATTTCGCAGACCCCACCAGCTCAATTGTTCCGCTAAATCCAGCCTCAGACGAGTTGTCAGAATAGTTGTAAAACGGAAATTCACCCGACCAGACGGCTGGAAAAATAAGCCCATCCCAGCCGGTGCAAGTACCGAACGGGCAAAACACAATCTCGTCATGATTGTCGTAAATATCTTTTAGCTCTTGTTGAATCGTCGTCGAGAGAAAGTCGAACCCAAGCTGCGCGCGCCAATTATCAGAGATCGTTTGCACGCGCACGCCGCCGCTCGCGAGTTCATGCGTGATTTGCTTCGGCACCAGGTTGATGCGGTAATTTTGCGCCGCTGGTCGGCGTCCTGCAAAATCGGTAAGCTTATCACCGATCACCATATAGCCAACGGCCTTGTTGCTATTTGCAACAATCGTAGAATACATGTCGAGCGATACGCTTGTGACGGCGACGGGAGCGAATCGAAATAACTGGTGAGTGTTCGAGTTATTCAGATAATTCGCCGTCGTCGTATCACTTGTTGACGTGAGCGCAAACGTGTTCGCAGTCAGAGCGTTATAAAACAGCGAGAATTTTTTTAAGTTATGATTACAGATAGCAATACGGTCTATCGTTGTTGTTTGCGCGAAAGTAATGCGCATAGTTGTTGTCGTCGTGTCGTCGGCCATACTCGCGCTCGCGTATTGAAAACGCTGATCGGGAATCATGATATAGCCAGCCGTAGCAGTGTTGCTATTCACAATGATTTGCGTCGTCGTGTTGATTAAATTCGCGCGAATAAACTCAAATGTTTCTGCCATTTTTTAAGCCCTTTTTTTCTTCTTACGTTATCGATTTATCGAACGCTACGCCTTCGCCTGACTTGCGCATCTTGAATAACTCTCGATCGATCGCACGCGCAAGCTGTCGCGCGCTTTGAGCGTCACCCAGCAAGCCGCCGTACACGTTGACGATAATGCTTCCGCCGCTCTCGCTGCCGATTGTCTGACCGGAGTTGATCGCTTTAAGCGTCGACATGTTCTTCGACGCCGCTGCGCTGTTTACGACAAACTCGCCAGGAGAGAGCATAGCTGGAACGGTATCGGTGCCGCGAGGGACAAATACACCGTTTGCAGCGTATTTCGGGATCATGCCGCCCTTTGCCCACCAGGTATCTTCATTACTATCAATACCTCCTCCCCAACCACCACCACCGCCGCCTATATCTATGTTAAGCAGATCATTAATCGCTTCGCCGATCTTGTTGAAGGCGTTCGTGATCGAATTACCAAACGATTCTATTTTAGTCGTGAAAGTGTTAAGAATGCCGCTAACGCCTGAAAAAACTCCATCGATCGCTTCGGTGATTTTTGTCACGGTTCCGGCAATAACAGTATTAAATGCCTCGGTTATTTTGCCCGGCAATTCGGTCACTATAAAATCAAATATCTTAGATCCCAGTTCTATGTATTGATTAAAAGCCTTAACAAATACCTCTCCAATTTTTGTGTAAAAATCAGAGATAAACTGCCACGCCCTATTGATGGGTTGCGCGATTGCGTCAAAGAGTTTCTCGCCAAATAGATCTTGGAATAAATTCTTAAGACCTTCACCGATCACGTTAAACATGTCGTCAAAGACTTTGCTCGCCTTGTCGCTGAACGCCTTATAGAATTTACTGAAGTCGGCTGTCTTCGCGAGCAAGTCAGAAACTTTTTTACCAAAGTCAGAGCCGAAATAATCCGACGCAGTGATTCGACTAAGACCTTTAACGAAGGCTTTGATGATCCTCATGTAAAAATTAGGATCCACCATAAGCATTACAATTGATTCTGTCAGACTTGCAGCTATTTCTGGCAGCGATTCGGCAAACGCCTCGATCATTTTTGAAAACTCTTCCGGTCCCTTTGTCGCGGCTTCGATAAATGGTCCCAGCGCCTCGCCTAAGCCTGGAATGCCGGTGGCCATTGAAATACCCGCGCCAACCCCTTGCGTCACAAGCTTGCGCGCTCCATCTTCGCCGCCTGCGGCAGCGTTCAACACGCCTACTCCGGCGCCCATCGCGCTTGCGTCAGGAGAAAAGGGATTGGCAGCGCCCGCGTTCAGACCTTTAAGCTGAGCGTCACGACGTTTCTGATCTTGCTCGATTTGCGCTTTCGTAATCTCTTGACTGACTGCGATCGACTTCGATTGTATCTCTTCAAGATAAGCTTTCTCCTCGTCGCTCGTCTTTTTATAAGATTCGATCTTTGCCGCTTGCACGTCGTAGACGTTTTGCATCTCTTGACTTTTAGCGAGATCAAGCGCAGCCATTTTCTGATCTGTTTCGTCTTTAGTGTACTGACCGACGAGCGCCTTTTTGTCGTCGGCGTATCGTTGTTCGATCGCTTGCAACTCTGCTTCGAGCGACTTCTTATCGTTGACGAGACGCGCTTTCGAGACTTTCTCGTAATCTTGTTTGATTTTATCCTTCGCCGCGGCAGATTCTTGCTCAGATTTTTCTTCTTTTTTGAGTGTGCTTTTCAACTCCTCGGCGCGCTCTTTATAAGCCGCCGCATAGGCTTCGCCCATCTCGAACGCCGCCGCTTTCGATTTCTGGCTTAGTCGCTCGATACCCTGATTCACGCGATCGAAGTCGAGCGTTGCGAGGCCGGAAAGCATTTCGCTAAGGCCGAGGATCAGCTCGCCTAAATCGTCAGCGAACGCCTGAAACAGTTGACCGATAACTTTAAGAGACGCATACGTCCGACCCTGAATGTTTCCAAAGTCTGTTTGCCATGCGACCGCAAGCGCCGACATTGCGACGACAAGTAAGCCGATCACGCCATAAACCGAGTTGACAGCGATAGCGAGCGCCTCAAAGCCTGCGATCACGGTCGGAAGCACTGCGATTACGACGCCGAGCGTTGACGCAAGAGAGAGAAGACCAGCGACGACGGCCGCGCCTATTGCAGCGTATTTAACCCATGCCGTATCGCCTTCTAAGACTTTAAACGCGAGGTCGGTCATCACTTTCGCAGCGCGCTCGACGTAGGGTGACAGTTCTTTGCCGACCATTTCTGTCAGATCGCCCAGTACGTTTGTAAGCTGTTTGATGCGACCCTCAGCCGTCAAGTTAGCCTCGGCGAACCCGTCGTATTTGCCCGCGAGTTGTGTCGTGATCGCAGCCATTTTCTGACTTGCAGTCATCGAATCTTCGAGCGCGACGCCGTAGCGACCGAGCGCGTTTGTCTCGGTTCCGATCGACTTGCCTACGACCTCGAACGCGCTGTTAAGGTCCATCTCCTTCGCCGCGGCAAAGTCGATTGTCGCTCTGATCAACTCGTCAGTCAGTTTTAAATTGCCCGCGTTTGCTTGCGCGAGCGCGATACCCTGAATGATCTGATCGTCGCCGTACTCTGAGTTCTTCTGTAACTCGACAGCAAGTTTCGTGTACGATGCGGTAAGTTTTTCGACGTCGAGACCTTGATTTTTAATTGCAACCGTGAGTTGACGCGACGCTTTCTCGGCTTCGGCGTAATTCTTGACCGACAAGCCCAGAAATCCTAGAATCACCGCACTCGCAACGGCAGCCTCTTCCTTTATGTCGACAAATCCCTTGCCGATTTTTTTAAGTACCGCCGAGGCTTCGTCTTTAGCGCGAATAATTATGTTGGCTTCTTTTTTGTTATCTGCCATTTTTTAATTTCTCCATGTCCTTTTTTTCTTTCTCGACAGCGACGCCACACACGAGAAGATTTAATTGAAAATCTTCTAATGACAATTTTATTAGTTCGCTAGGAAGTTTGCTATAGCGTTGACCGACTGCATCTAATTCGATCGCCCGGTCTTTGGCGACTTTTATACGGTCGTCAATTTTTTTTTATAGGTGTGGCCGATAATGGCTGAGGCTAGTTTTCGGGTAGTATCAAGATTGGAAAGGATATCGTCGACGTGAATTTCGTCCGGTGCGAGCTGAGTTTTATCTGCGATCATTGAGATCTTGGGGCTAACGACGCCCGCATAAATGAAGTCTCTGAAAAATTTCTCCATTTTCTGCAGGTCTTCGAGACGAGCTATCTTGTCTACTTTGTGATCTTTTTGCTTTTTATAAAGGTCATGATAACTGAGCAGGATTTTCAGGCCAGCTAAATGATCGGTGGGGTTCAGTTTGCGGATAACAAACCGAACCCCGTTGATTTTGACTTTCTTAAATCCAGCAAGTCGAAACTTGATCGTCTCGATATCGTCCGACTTGCGAAACATGTCAAATAGACCCATCGTTTTAGATCGCCGTCATACTGTTGGTTAAAAATCCTTTTACCGCGGCACCCGTTGCCGATTCGCTGCGAAGCACGTTGAAAACGACATTACTTGTCAAGATCTGATCCGGTCCACCGATTTCAGGATCGCCCGCATCTTTGATCGAAAGTTTCTCGAAGCGAAACTTTAAGCCGCGACGAATACTTGATGTTGTGATCGTTGTGCCGAGAAACTCAAACTCGCCCACGAAGTTAGTTCCCGCGATCATTGCGTCGTAAGCTGTCGTCGTGTCGAAGCGCATCTGGCAAGACATTTCGTAGCTTTGAACGCCGACCGGCAGGACGTCAAGCGTATCGCTGCCGATACAGCGCGAGTTTGCGTCGTTTTTCAGGTTGTTGTTGATCGTGAAGTCAATTGCTGACACGCACCAGTAGCTTGTCGTTGTTAAAGCCGCAAGACTGCTTTCGATCGACAATCGACCAGACGCAAACGAAAGCGGCTCGAACGCTGTCGCGGTTAAGAGCGTCTCGATATCGTCCGACATTTGCGTCGAATCCTTGCAGATATACGCGACGTCCATTTGCAGGGGTTCGTCGATCGCGGCTTTGATCGCGAGCGTGTTTACGCGCGCACCCGTGTAACGAAACACTTTGCCGTCTGTTGCCGGACCTTTGCGCACGTTCATCGACAGACTTTTATAGGTCTGATCCATCGAGCCGGTGTTAAACGTGTGAGTGAGCGCAGCGCCGCCCGTCGTTTCACCCGTCGCGGTCGCAGTCGTCACCGTGCCGCCGAAGGCGTTTTGCAGGATATAGGCAACGGCTGTCATGTCGGGGTAGACGTAATTGCTGACCGGACCTTCGACGACTTTACTTAAACGAAAGTCGCGGGACATGGTACGCTTGCGCGAGACCTCTTCGAGAATTTTGCTGTCTTTAACAGTTTTAATACCTGAACTGAGAAATTCTAAACCCGCCGTCGCCGTGACATAAGTCCCGTAAGTCGTCTCGCGACCGATCGCCAGATAACTTTCGCCAGAATATAATGCTCCTGATCCTACGCCCATCTTGCTGTCCTCTTTATGTTTTGGAGGTGATCGAACCTAATTGCGTCGATCGCCTCGCCGGTTTCTTCTAATGCCGCCTGTAAGCTTTGTCTCAAGCTTATCAAATTTTTCAATTTACCGAAATCGTCAGTCCGATAATTATAGCCTAACTCTCTCTCAAGATCAGCAAACGGCAGCGACTGAATAATTGAGCGTTTAGAACCCATGCGAATCGGCAGTCTGGCCGCGCGCGCATACGCCTCAAGCCACTGGGCAGAGTGAAGCAGGTTCGGCGAGCTAAAGACGTGCCGCCCCGCCGCGTCGATCATGTATGTTTGCTGCATATAGCGAGACTTACCGCCCGCGTCCTGGTCGAAGGCATAATAATTGTTTTTCCACGAAAAATCGTACCCGACCAGAATGATCTTATCGTATTCCATAAAGTTGACGGGATTTCGTTGATTCGCGAATTGCGTCAGTAACACGACAGAGGTGTTAGAAACGTTCGTCGCGGCAGGGATAAGGGTCGGACAGCCGCTTAATTCTTGATAGCGCTTTTCAAGCCCTAGAACGTCCATGTTGACGTGAAAATAAATACCTTTCCACTTATCCCGCACCCACCAATCAGGATTAGAACAAACGTTTGCGAGTAAATACGTTTCTTTGATCTGATCGATATAAGGTACGAGATACTTTTCGGCACTTACTCGACAATCAGAAAGTGTGACGAATTTAGGGACGATGCCGTTACGAAGACAATGACCCAGCGCCTTATCGCAAACGATTACGTCGATATTGTTTTTATATTTTTTGATCGTCTCGATGTTTTCCTCGAACGAGTAACCGTTACCGATCGCGACAGCGACGCGACCGATACCCGACGACTTAAATATCGACATGTCTTTTTGTTCATATGTCGCAGCGAACTTGGCATGTTCGTCCCAAATATCGCCCCACTGCGCGTAGCAGTTTTCGCTATTTTTTAAATTATGCTCTTTAGACATCATTAGTAAAACACCTTCGCAGTGAAGTTACACAAGCCGACACGCAAAATCGTTTCTTCGCCGTATGGTACGGTATGATATTCTGTATTTATAGGCTTAGTCCAAAGAACCTTATTGTTCAAGGTGTGATTTGCCCGCAAGACTTGCTCGACGTTCTCCATAAGATGCTCGATTTCATTGTCGGCCTCGTCTTTTCTAGGATCGGTTATCCTCGTATACCAAAGACCGCCCACGATATTGAATTCGATAACTGCCGATCGTTTGCCCGCAATCTGGTTGACAGTGATCGTTTCGAGATCGATATCTTTTCGCTCGATATAAACTGTAACGTAAGGAAAAAAGCTTGCTTGAATAGGAATCTTTCCCGGATTGACGGTAAGAACCGACTTAACGCGCTTAGTCATGCCTGCAGACAGGTCGTAAGTCGCACCTGCGTCGTTTGCGGTTGTCAATATCGACTGAATTTCGTTTTTAATGCCCGTCAGGTCGACACTCATTTAATTTCTCCCTTCATAAACATCTCAAGAACTGCTTCGGCGATCTTAGACGTCGCGGTGTTGGAAAGCCACATAAACGAGCGACGAGGCAGTCGCGTGCGTGGCGTAGTGTCGTTGTCGTGAGCGAAAGCGTAAGGAAATCCAGACGCTGTTTGCGCGTCGTTAAAGATAAGAAAGCCGTCTTTTACGGAACGCCAATTCTGAGGCTTCAGGTTCGCGCGCAAGCGGCCGGTCAAAGACAGAATCTTGTTGCCGTCGTAGCCGACGCGACGCATGAACGCCCGGTAACTCAGCGACCACGGCTTCCACGCGCCGTTTGGACCCATCTCTTGCTCGAAGTGTTCGTTGACGTCGCGAATCGCAATCGCAGTGATCACGGCAGCGATCTTTGCGTTTCCGTCTTTAAAGGCTTTGATGTTCTTGGGGATAGACGCAAGAAAGGCTTGAACCTCTTTGTCGTCAAGCCTTGCAGCGTCGTCGTATTTCGAGGCCATTAGTTACGCTCGTCAGATATGGCGCGAAGCTTGTTCGGATCCACCTTCCAATTTAAGTCGCTGTCCTCAGCAAAGGTCGGCGCGTATTCGTCAGTCGTCGAAAGAGCCATATTCGCTCCCGCTCTATTGGGAATGAGTGATCCGCTACTGTCGACGAGTGCCAGCTTGTATTTAGCGAGATCGTTCAAATTGTCGCGGGCGTCTTTCCAGAGTATTTCAGCACGCTTAAAAGATTCTTTGGATCCGCGTGAATCGTGAAAGTAAAACCAACCCATCGCAATTTGCTGAGTGAGCGTCTTGACGTGCGGGGGAACTGAGGACGCGAACGACGAAACATCGAAGCGAGACGCGAGTTTTTTGTTAACCTCGGTTTCGGCGTGATCGATACACTTTCCGATTAAAGACGTCGTCGCAGTATCTAACGTCGTATCGATTAGAAAATCACCGAATTCGGTTGTTGTTGCGTAAACACCCATTGAGAAAAGTTACTTTCTTGTTTTGAGTAGAGCCTCGTAAGCGTCGCGGGACTTTTGTAACAACTGAGGATCTTTTTTCGCGTTGCCGACGTAAGACTGAAACTTAAGACCGCCTCGCGTGATGTCGCGACGCACAACTTTATAGCCGATCTGAAGAAATTCAGTACTTACGACGTCCGAATTTTTCTTAGATTTTTTGCTACTATAAAATTTTGCATCGTGTTTACGCTGTTCGTGGTTAGATTCTGTTTTAATTTCTTCAGTCATGAATCAAAAAACCCCGTTTTTTTTAAAAGAAAAAAGCACCCCTAATGAGGGTGCTTTAATCTTAACGGTATTTTTTAAAATAACGCAAGGCGAATTGTTAAGGATTAAGCCCGACAATCCTTAATCAAGAATCCAGAAAGTGAAGCGACGACCTTCACGTCGTATTTTTGCTGTACTTCGATCGCTTCGGCTTCGCGCTCTTCGACCCGCCAGCGGCGAACCTGAGGCGCCGGTTTTTGGAAGATATATCCAGAAGATGGCGCGAGCATACCTGGGGAAGCAGGCTTATAGCCGACGAAAGCGTTATCGCTCCAGATATCGCTGATACTTGCCGCAACGCCAGCCGCGGCCGTGTCGTAAGCGCCGTTTGCGATCAACAACTCAGGAAGACCGAACAGCGCCGCGAGCATTGTTGGCGTAAGGGCTGAACTCGTGTACTTGATACGATCAAGCACTTGAGTATTGTTTTTACACGCGTACATGGTCTTGCGGTCCATGATACCAAAGTTGACTTCATAGCCCGATTGCTGAAGAACCATGTTGGTTGCGGTGTCAAAAATGGGAATAGGGTTCGCGGTCGTTGTGCCGTCGAACTGTTGAGCGGCCGTAAGTGACAAGTTTTGTGACCACTGGGTCGAAGTGAACAACGCAGCGACCGTTACCTCGCGACGTCGCAAGATAATATCGGTCAAGTTTTCGGTGTGATCCGTCCGAAGATCGGTCAGATCATAGTTATCAATGTCGTCGTCTGAGATATACGCTTTTTGAGCGTGTTTTTTCAGATAATAACTGGAGGTCGACACGTCGAAGTCGGCTTCGTTCGCGAGACCTTTATTCGCGCGCGCAGTTTCCGGCAACTTAAAGTTACGCTCGTACACGCGATAAATGTCGCTCTCTTTTTTTACGGGAACGATGGGGAAAACTTGATCGGCGATATAGCCTTGAGGCTTATATTTCACCGAGATGTTCGATAGTAGCTGGTCTACGTGAAGTTTACTATTGACTGGCATAGTGTTTATGCTCCTTTAAAAAATGAAAATTAATAAAAAAATTCAGGCTAAATCTTAGCGAATCAACTGCGGCGCAAGCTGTACTTTCGAGATCTGACCGGCAGTAGTTACGACACCGCCGACATTGATACCGATAACACCCGTCGGCGTGGTTAGTCCGGTGGTTGTTAGAGCCGCTACGAATTCAACGCCTTTGCCCGCGCTGTCGAAGCTGACGAGACCGCCCATTGTGCAAGAGCCAGCAAAAACCAGATCGGTGATACCGGTCGACTTAACCGGCACAACCCCAGTTGCTTGATCAACGTCGTCGATCGTAATGCCGAGAGGGAAAACGCCGCCGCTGGCGGGAAGTTTACAAGTCATCGCTGCGGTATCGGCCGCTACGACGCGCATTGAACTGACTGAGTTTGCGATTTTATAACTTAGAACTACGCCTGAACCTGACATATTATTTCATCCCCCAAAGGTGATTTTCGTTTAAAAAAAGCTGTTTTTAAAAAAATTATTCGTCGTCGCTGTCGTCGTTATCGTTTTCGTCGCCCGGATCGGAGTTGATCGCTGGCGGAGTTTGATCGACGTCACGCATTACAGCGCGATACGCCTCTTTATAAGAACACTTGTGTTTAAACGCGTATTCTTCGATCTTTTTTGCGTGCGCTTGTTGATTGTCGGTTTCTTTTTTCTCAGGCTTATCGGTCGTGGTGTTAGAAGTGAAATTGGTCTTAGAAAGCGTTTTCGCTTGAGTGAGAATCGACTTAACAATCTCTTCGCGCGTCAACTGCTTATCGCCGACAGCGTATTTCTCGGCTTGGTTTGAGAAAAGAGACTTAACAAGATCCTTCATAGCTGGGGCGCAAAGCTTGTCAGCAACAAGACCAGACACGAAAGCATCTACTCGCGTTGCCTCGACTTCGCCCAAAGCCTTATCGCGCGCGGCTGCAAGGGTTTTATTTGATTCGATGAGACTTTTGACCTGGTCGGTCAGTTCGTTATGAGACTTCGAGAACGTGTCGATCTTAGCTTTTAGCTCTGCGTTCTCTTTAAGAGACGCTGATAGATTTGATTGCAAGTCGGCAACTTGATCCGGCATAGGGTTATCCTCTGATTTGTTTTTCGGGTTACTGTTCATAATGGTATCAGTTTTTAAATCCATTGCAAAACTTTCTATGGCAGAAAATTTGTAATTCGATAGAATGTCGCTCAAATTCATTACGGCAGGCATGTCGGCACCTAGCAGGGCGACCGCACCGAGAAGTTTCGGGTAGGTCTCTCCGTCCATCTCGACGTCGTTATATAATTCGCAAGAGACTTTCCGATAAGCCTTTTTAGCAATCAGTTCATAGATCTTTTTGGGGATATCGACAAAATCGGCGACAAGCTTCGAGCCGACCTTGCGCACGTTTTCGACCCAACCAGCGGCGGGCAAGCCTTCTTTCTGTAAGAACGCTTGCTCGTTATCGTGACCGATCTTGATCGACGGCGTGATAAACTCCTTTGTTCGCGCGTAACAAGCCACAATATTCTCAAGATCTTTCTCGGTGATTTTTTTTCCGTTCCAAGTCCCGACCGAGAAAATTTCTACGCCTTCAATTTTTTTTAATTCGCTCATAGTTGACTTAGCTCCTCTTTAATTGTCTTACTCGTCAAGTGAAAGCCTTTGCAGTTCGTACAATAGTAAACCCGCATACGCGGGCCACCTGTTGCACCTATTTTTCTGACCGAGAGTTGTGCCATTTCTTTGTTCTTGAACCGTTTTTTATGATAACAGCTTTTTGAAAAGTTTTTCTGCATGGCACTTCTATTAATCTCCTGTTTTTATTTTTTTGCAAACCCCTTACCAATATTCTCTTCGATGAATGTATCGATCGGCTTAGAACCGACCTTCGTATCGACTTTATAATCCTCGTACTTGGTAATCGGTACGAGAATAGATCGACAGTTGAAATGCAGAGGCGGGACGGGCTCGTCGCCTGCTCTGAATATCTTACCATGAAGACCCGCACAAATGTCGCTCGTGCGATCGTCGAGAATAGCAGAATACTGATAAGCGTCGACGACGCCGGTGTCGTTAAAATACTCGACGCGTGCGTTATTAATTACTTCGGTGAACTTTGTACGCGCATAGCGTTCGAGTTGAACTGCCGTGTCGTCTTCGAGATACGTCGTAACCTTGTCGATTACCGAGTTGATAGGCGTGCCGTCTTTAATCGCTGCGATGACGTCTTGACGCGCTTTTTTCGTTAGATTGTATTCCCAGTCGTTGACGAAATTATAATTCTCAGTCTCGATCGTCTTTCGAAACTTCTTGTTACCCTTATAAGCAAACGTCGCTGCACGCTCGATCTCGTTGCCGGCGTGATCATAACCACGATCATACGCGGCTTGAAGAACTTTGTTCAGAGCGCGCGCGAAGGCATTTATATTGGCCGTTCCTACCGTGAGACGATCCAACTTGTCTGCATCGGCAGGCTTAGAGACATTGATTTTTTTAATTTTGTCGACGAGCGTAGCGATAGATTTTGAAATAATAGGTCGCATCGTGGATAATGTCGCCGCAAGATCCGCGTCCATTTGTTGTTCGATCGCCTTAAAGTTGACGCGCTTCGAGTAGCTTCCTTCGGGAACGTCGTACACTTTTGCGAATTTATCCGTTTCTTCTTGCTGATCTCCTGATTCGTTTTTCGTTTCGTCTTCATTTTGCTGATCACTTTTTTCTTGCTGTTGTTCCTGTTGTTGATCTTGTTCTTGATTTTGCTCTTCCCAGTCGTCTTCGCTGGTGGGTGGAAATTGAATTGTATTTTTAAAATAATTAATTTCTTCAAGTGAAGGCTTCGCGATGCCCTTACCCATGTAATCAAGCCATAGTTTCGCAAACTCGACGGCTGATTTTTCGTCGATCGGTTTGAACTTGAACTTAGGACATTTGCCCTCGATCTCTCCGAAGTTTAGCTCGACAAGAGGCTTGATGATGTGACGATTAATCACGCGCTCGATCTCGCGACGTTTCGCGTAAATATGCATGAGAAAGATCTTAATTTGCTCCGTTCCGAGCGAGTAAGAACCGCCCCCTGTTTCTGAGCCCTGAAAGCCCAACAAGTCGGGAATCATCAGCGCGCGACCGATAAACATGTTGAGCAGATTGATTGCAGCCGTGTAAACATCGCCGTTACCGTTTTTCTCGATAAATTCGATCTCGAATATTTTTGGTATGACAGCCGCGGTCGACGTTTGCATATTTTTTAGAATGTTGAACACTTTCGAGACGAGCGCATCATCCGGTGAAAGAGCGTCGTGATCATAGCGACCGACAGGCATCGGCGATGCAAACTTCTCAAGAAAGATCGCAAAGTATTTTACGACTTGAGTTTTTATAAAGTAAGCCATGTAAGCGGCGCGAAGGTCACTTGTGCCGTAGGGGTTTTGAAACTTGGGACGATTAATAAAATGAATCAGACACGCGGGATCGATGTTCGCAAATTCGTTGCTGGCGCCCTGTTGTTCGTAGCGCGTTACGTTACCATAAACATCTTGATGAAATAGCCAGCTCACGGGGTCGCGCGTGCGAAGATCTTTGAGATAAATCAATCCAGATTCATTGATCGAAAAAATCTTTTCAGTAACAGAAAATCCATACTCGTCGGCGGTCATGATCTCGCGAATAGCGTTTTCAAGCATGACCTCAGTTTCTTCTTCGAGTGAATTTTCTAAGAACTCTTTGATCTCGATCTGTTCGTCGTTAGCTTCGATCATCCAGCCAGTGCCGATGATCAGATCTTTTTTGATCTGCATCGCTGTCGAGATCTGATCGTCGCGCATCATTTCTTCATAAATGGAATAATCGCCCGCTTTTTGATAAAGGTCGTCAGCGTTGTAGGGAGCGAAAAAAGGCTTGGGGTCGACGCCCGTCTGTCTAATCGTTTGCTCGATCCCAGAGATAAGATCGACGACAGAATTTCCGATATTAGAACTGCGAGCATAGTATTTGGATGGTTTTGGGCTTATAGCCATTTGAATACTTCCTTTTTTTCAAGTCAAAATATTTTTATCTAAATTCTGATAAGCTTTCACTGTCGCGATCGCTCGCAATACTACCTTAACCGTAAGCGCACAAGAAATCACACTGTCGTCGTGCTCGCCGTCGGCTGCCTCGATCTTGCCGTTGTTATCAACAAGCGTTTGGCACTCTTCGATAATTTTCCTTGCTCTGATCAAAACTGTACCATTTTTAATCGCGTCGATAAATAAGTCGATCAAAATCGGCCGCGATACGGTTGTAGTGTGATGTCCGGGCTTGTCGTCGCGATCGCGCCAGAGGTTTGCACCCAGCTGGGTCAGTCTAAGAATGGTCGCATGGCCGTGATTGTTACGCTCGCAGATAATTTTAGCGATGTGACCGGGATAGGAATACATTTGAGCTACTTTATAGATCACTTCTCCAAAGTCACCAGGATCGATCGTATTCGAACGATAAAAGGCTACTTGTCTGAGCGTCTGAACGCAGACGACAGTGATCACCGAATAATCCGAACGCACGCCCTCAGCGACGTCAGCTCCGATAATGTAATCGTGCTCGATGTTTCTTTCTTCGAAGATCTCAATTCCCAATAGATATCGAATAGGCTGAGTGCATTCTTTAAGTCGCTGTTCGAGGATAAGCATGTCGAACGGATTACTGCCCGAAGTGAGAAAACACGTCTGATCGTTTTCGGGAAACTCTTGCAAAAACATGTCGACGTTGCCGTTCTTGTCGGCGATCTTAAAACGTCGAAACGCGATCTGCTCGTCGCTTATTACCATGTTGTATTCTAAAAGCGCTCGCGCCGCCATCGCGTCCTCTTCGGGAGTTCTGGTAAGAGGACCGGTTGCAATCTTATAGTCTTGATCAAAGAACCACGGAAAGAACAACTTATCGTACATGTTTTCCGAAAACCATAGCTTACGAAAATGATTATAGCCGTTCGCAGTCGTCTCGTAAGTCACATGTCCATCGATAGGTACGGCGTCGAGTGTCGCATTGATACGCGATTCTTCGATAAACGCAGCCTCAGAAATGTGAAGTCGGTGAATAGTGCCGCCCCGCACATCGGTCGCTGCATAGATTTTGCTGTTGATACCCTCAAACGATAGCTCGTACTTTGAGCCACCGCCGCGATCGATCTTAGGCTTATATTGGTAAGGTATTTTATTATAAGCAAACTTCACGATGTTAAAGATCTTCTCTAACGCTTCGCGCTTATGCGCAAGAATTACCGACGTCGTGTTTCGATAAAAGATCGTATCGTCAAGCAAACTGATAAGACAGCCGGTCGAGATACCGAGCTGACGCGCTTTTAAAATCTTTTTGCGTGGCGAGCGGTTAAGTCTCACGAGACGTTGAACATAATTCTCGCGATATTTTATTTCTTCTTTGTCTTTTGTGGTGATTTTATAAAGATGGGCAAGTCGCCAATCCTTCGAGGACATTTTTGCGATGACTGGCGAAGTCATTTTTCGGCTTTCTCGATCTCGTCGAGTATCTGCTCGTGAAGCGTCTTGTCTGTGAAGTCGACATCTTTCTTGTCGCGCCATCCGAATCGATTTTTCATTGAGAAAATCCAGACTGTCGCGTTAAAATTCTTTGTCTTACCAAACATGCCGCTCATACCCGCTCGTTCCCAAAATAATTGCGACTTGCAGATACCAAGTTTTTTGGCCTCAGATAATTGCGGATGCTCGGTTTCCCACCGATAGAACGTGTCGACTGAGATGCCGATCTTACCGCAGAACGCTTCGATCGAGTAACCCTTCGCCATCTCCTCGATCAGCATGTCGGGATACTCGGCTTTCCATTTCGACTTTGGGCCACGTTTAGCCACTTGCGACAACTTCCTGATATTGATTATTATTAATATTGAGATTAATTTAAAAAACCTCAAATTAAAAGAGTTATCGAATGCTTATCAAGATAACGAGAGACGTCGTGTTTTGGGAAAACGGTGAAAAACTGATTCTTCCCGCAGGTTCGCAACTGACTACCATATCCGAAAACGATCTTTATAAATTAGATTACGACGCGTATTCAGCGTTGAAACGAG